GCGACAGCCTCGTTTACAGGATACATGAATGCACCATGTGTAGATGGATTACTTACAAAATCAAAAGCAATCAATTCAAAATCAGGTTGTACCTCTTGTGCCTCTTTACCATTCTCGTTTACAGTCTCTACTGAACCCATACCTCTTGAGGATATACCTAACTTGATACCAGATTTAAATAATTCTTTTAATATATTACCGCTTGGAGTTCCTAAAACTTCAACTTCACCCATTAGATTATCACCCTCAAAATGCATTTTTCTTACATTGTGAGATACGTTTTGTAGATTTACTACTGAAGACTCGGGATGGTCTAATTCACCCATGGCTCTACGCTCATTAATAAACTCATCGGTGTATTTTTTTGCTTCTCGAACTAAGATGTCTTTAGGATAGACTCTTCCGTTTTGATTCTTTGACTCTGCACGTTGTAGTACACCACGAACAACAAGTTTACCGTTGTTCTCTTTCATCGATTCATTAATTTGGTCTGGCTCTATTTCAAATGGTAAGTAATCTACTAATAGTTTTTTCACGATTGACTCCGTTAATATAGTTGTCCAACTTTGTTGGCTAGTTTTACTAATCTTTCACTAATCTTTTTCATTGCGACATGGGTTCTCTTCCAATATGTTTTAGAATCCACATTTAGTTCATTTTTAAGTCTTACATTTATCTTCACAAGTTTATCAAGTTCATTCAACTTATCACGGACTTCTCTCATTGACAAACCTATTTTCTGTTTAGGGGTCATCGAATCGTCATTACGGTAGTTGTGATATTGTCCCTCGTTGACATTTTCTAACCTCTTATCGATTTGTTTACCAAATGCTGCCTGAACTCTCTCAACACTTTTTACAGCTTTTACCCCACCTTTGAGTATTCTTCCGATTTTTGTTTTAGCCGCACCTTTTGATGATGCATTAACAATAGTCTGTATTACCTCACCATCTCCCTTATCAACTTTTACTGCGAACATCACTTCATTGACTTGTTCTTTAACTTTTGAATATCCACCCGCGGTCGTTATTGCATCTTCTTTATCTTTATCTTTTTTTGATTTGGGTTTGGTTTGAAAAATATAAGGCATCCGTGGAGGCCCTGCACCGCCATCAAGATTTCCTGTGACAGATGCCTCTTCCATTTCCCTTTTTATCAGTTGACGGATTATTTCTTTTATTTTATCCCTTGTGGACATTTTTAATCTCCTTGACCAATTCGTAGTATCTCATCAAAGTCAACACTTGTTTTTCTTCAATAACCCTACCCTTTGTCAAGTTTACAATTTGTTTTATTGCTTCAGACAATTTAATTTTGGTGACTTTATCTTTTACTTTTGGTAAATGTCTATTAAGTTTTTCCTTAACAATTTGAACCTCAGTATCAACAAATTCTCTCATTTTATTAGTATTGCTTACATTATTGATAAAATTTTTGAGTAGTTGTTTTTGTGATTCGTCTAATTTTTTATATTTTGTGTTGAACTTATCCACCAATATCTTATAAGTAAGGAGTCTTAAATCCTTATCTTTTTTACTGTACTCTTTTATTACTTTGCTTTCATCATTTTTACGACTTAATGTTTTCTTTGTTATATGTTCTAAAACAGTAAACCTTGAGTTTAAGACTTGTTCTGGATTAAATGTATCATTGGATGTTTCATTATGGAATATACTATAGATTGAGGCAAATAATTTATAATTTGGAATTCTACCATTGAAAAAGTCATTTGTGGTATAGGTTTCTTTTATTTGTTTTATGAGATTATATTTCTCATTTCTGAGTTGAGAGTTTGTGATTTTTTTTCTTGATTGTAAAACTACCTCTAACAACTCATTAGCCTTGTGTTCCGATTCATAGTGTTTTTCTGATAATAGACGATAAAGTTGTAATTCTTTACCTAAAGGTGCGTCCTCGTTAAAAAATTTCTTAACGAGCCCAACTGCCTTAGAATCTTTACCATTTAATACATCTGCTGTGATTTGTCTTGTTAACAATTCAAACAGTATGCCTGTATTCTTGATTTTAGAATGCTTCAATTTCTTTGCCATTGCGTAAAGCTCCAATTTGTATATATACGGTTATTAATAAATATAAAGTAAATAGATTTTATTCATCTATCAATGACTCGACTTCACTGTTATATTCATCCTCTAACTCATTTGATTCACTTAAAATTTTAGTTTCATTACCAAACTTCATAGATTTTTTTAATTTATCGAAGTGTGAAAGTGCTAATGTTCTATCGGACTTCGTTGCATTGGCCTTATCAACTGCCCCAAGCGGGTCTCTTCCTCTAGCACTATCATCTTTTCCATACTTTGGTATTTCTTTTGGACGACCTGCTCCTTCAAATCCACCCTCAGGTGAACCACCCTTATCATCCAACTCGTGCCCAGTTCTACCCATAGCCATATCTGATGGTGTTCCTTGTGTTTCACCAGTCTTTGCTGGGTCATTTCCCTCACTTTCTATCTGAGAACGTCTAAACTTTTGTTTGAAATCGTAAATAATACCCTCATCTTGTTCTTTGATTTCCTCATCCGTAAAATTAAATATATTTTTGTATATCCAATCCGAAGATATTAGTCCATCGTTTATCATGCTCGATGCTAATCTTGTCTTACTATCAAATAATTCTATTTTTTCTTGTTCATATATTGTAGATGGGTTTGTTAATGATAACTCAAAATTTATCAAATCAGAATCAGTATATCCTTGTGCATATAGATGAACAATAGCTATCTTTGTTAACTCACTAATTGATATTCTCTGTATTCTTTCGATTGTTCTAGCAAATCTAACATCCTCAGCTGCAAGTGTCGCCTTAGAACCTACATTTTCTTCAAAACCTAAAAAGGCCTTTGGTATACGTAATGATGATAATAGTTTGTTTTTGAGGTACTCAATATCATCGGTTGCTTCGTAGGTTAGACCTGGTAATGAATCAATCTGTGTGCCACTATCCCCACCACGAACAGGTAAGAAAAAGTCCTCTGTTATGTTTTGCATATTATATCTAAGATTATAATCACCTGTTTTTTCATCAATTACAGGTGCTTTCTTCATCTTATTTATTACCTGTTGCATATAGTTATCAACCTCTGCAGGTGGAATATTTCCTATGTCTAATTTAAAAACCCTTTTCTCTGGTGCTCTCATGATACGATGTATTAACATCGCATCTTCCATTAGGGTAAGTTGTTTATATATTTTTCTGGCACCCTCGATTTGTGATTTACCATAAGGAAGATAGTTAGAGTCAGATAATAGTCTAAAGTGTGCTACCTCATAATTTTCTAACTCTTCTTTCGAGACGGACTTTTCGGGTTTAAACCTATGTTGATTTGTCGCAGCCTCAATCACAAATTTTACATACTCAGGATTTTCCGGGTCAAGACCCTCTAATCTTGTGACATCATATGCGGATAACGGTATCACATTTGTTATACCATATTTTTCATCTATTTTTAATTGTAAAAAGAAATCACCATATTTACACATATTTCTTATCCAAGGCCATAAATTAAATTCAATGTTTAATACATCATAAAACAGATTATGTAATATTTGTTTTATTTGGTCATTATCAGAATTAATTTGTAAGACCTCACCATACTCTGATTTCATAGTTGACTCATCCGAGTAAATATCTAATGCGGATGATATAATTGCATCGCTATCCATCGCCTCATAATCTTGAAATAGATTCAATCTTATAGACTTTGACATCAAAGAATCACTGTAACCACTCATACCAGCACCAGCATATATTTTTTGGTATCTATCTACCAAATTACTTCGTTCATATGATTGTGTACGACTTGTGTCCGCCACTTTGAGTCTTTTACCACCAACGTTTCTTACTATTACATTAGTCGAAAATAATCTTCTTAGTCTTGCAAATAAACTTGTATCTGCCATCGTTACCTCACTTTAAATTAACCAAGTCAAATCTTCCTCTTGTTTATTAACTGTCATTGTCCAAGAGTTGTTTTCATCGGTTTTTGTTGTATAAACTCCTTTATGTGAGTTTATGTTATTAATTGCTCTTTTCTGTAATTCTATACCCTCTGACCTTAATCTAAGTGCAGTCTCTCTAATCCATAGTCCCATTGAGAACGACATTACTAAATCATCATTGTATCCTCTCATTGCCTCGGCTCGACTACCGTTATATATAAATACAAATAATTCATCGATTAATCTTTGAGAATGGACTATTACAGATTTTTCTCTAAAAAATTCTTCTAATTTAGCTATCACCAAGGGTCTTGTTTTTGATGTTAATGTAAAGCCAGGCACAAGACCTTTTTCCATCCTATTTATTTTATTGTTGATTTGTCTATGTACATCAACAACTTGTAAATCTTTACTCATGTAAAATAAGTTTTCGTATCCTCTATCAATAGTCTGTTGAATAGTTGCCCAACCAATGTTATTGTTTTCAATAACAAGTAATGCATTGTTATATTCTGTCGCTATATTTACTAATAAATTCCCATAATCGCGGGTTGACATCCTACCTTTATACTCAGCGACTTGCTCTAAAGACTCAATGTCTAACACATGAAATGCACTGTAATCAGTTGAATCACCACGACTAACATCAGCACAAACCACGTAATCTTTTGTGTAATTAGGGGGTTCCCATATCCAAACATTACTATCAATACCCCTCTTTTCAATGGGTTCCTTTATATGTTTTTCACGATACTCATCTAATATTACACCGTCCACTACAGATTGACCAGAGGTGATAAAATCGCAGTCACATTCTTGTGCAGCTAAAGAGGGGCCAAGTAATTTATCTTGTTCGTCTCTCCATTCTTGTTCTCTTTCAGGATGAACAGTCCAATGAAGTTTTATAAAGTTAAAATCATTTAATCCATCCTCAGCATCCATCCAAGTTCTATGAAACCAATTACCTACACCATTAGGTGTTGATAAAGCTATACATTGTCCACCAGTTGACAAGGTTTGGGATGCCGCTGCCCAAATTCCATCTATTTTTTCAATAAATGCCGCCTCATCAAGTATTAGTAATGATAGAGCTTCTGAACGACCACTATCCTCACCACTTGAAACAGCTTTTATCTGTGAACCATTTTTATATCTTAGACTAAGTTTATTATCCTCAACACATTTCTGTTTTAACCAACTTGGTAAGTTCGCATGCATCACTCGAACCTTTGTTACCAAGTTTTTTGCAACCTCTTGTTTTGTAGCTATCACTAAGATATTTTTATCTTGATGAAAAGTCATCATCCACAAAGAGTATCCAGCTGTTAAAGTCGATATACCTAATTGTCTCGCTTTTAATATTATATTGAATCTATTCTGTACAAAATCTTCAACGGCCTTTTCTTGGAAATCATAAAGGTGAAAAGGTATCTTACCTTTCATTGGATGTTGTATTAAACAATATTTCTTTAGAAAATATACCGGGTCTGAGGCAGACTTTATATACTCTTGTTTTATTACATCCTTAAGTTGACCTTGGGAGTTTCTATCCATTGTTATATAAGACGTGGACAGTACCACTACCACTAACTCGACTTAAAGCTAACTCGTAAACTTCTTTGGTATTCAAAGACGATGCAGCTATGCCTGAACCCTCGACTGGTGTGATGACTGTGGTTCCTGCAGTTTCTATTATGAAACCTTTTGAACCAGCATTTGAACCAGTAATCATTACATCGTCAGCGGCTACTCTAAGCGTTTTGTTGAATTTAGCTGCACCTGACTGTTTTACAGTTAATGTTCTTGCAGCGATTCCACTTGTCTGTTTTGGGCTTGCCATTTATTTTCTCCCTTTTAAAGTTAAACCAACTTTATCTAAAATCTCATCCATCGAATAACTTTTTTTGAACAAATCATCAAAATCAATTTCAGAAAATATATCTGATTTTAATATATCCTCTTTGAGTATTGCGAAATTATTCTCTAATTTGTTACCATCTTGACCAGTCTCGTCCGCGTATAATAGAGATAAATCTTTTAAATCATCAATTAATTCGATAAATTTAAGTATGTTTTTACCACTTATTAGATATATGTTATTCTCTTCCATAATATAAATATTTATATTATAGATTCTTCTAACTTTTCTAAGTATTCTAAAGCTTCATTAGCTTTTTCTTTGATTTCCTTAGAATTCATATTCCATTTTTCTTTATCTAATGAATATCCGTCAGGATTAACTTGGTTATAAATTTCTGGTGTCTCTTGTTTCATCCATTCTTTGATTGATTCTCTTTGGTCTTTTATCCAAGCCAGTTTATTTGTTTTAACTTTATTATCAATCCAATCTTGATATTTTCCCTCAATCCTTAATCTGTTCTCAAAATCAATTTGACAATCAAAACAATGATTGTATATAAACCATATCTTGTTGTCTAACCTTTTTTTCATGACCTTTTTACACTTAGGACAAAACCAAGGCATCCTTACCTCTTTCATCACCTCAGAAATTGGGTCTATTTTATCACCAACTTGTTTTTCTTCTTTTTTATCATATCCGACCATGACTCTCTTCTCAGGTGTCTCACCTCTAAGAATCGATTGCATAGCTTTATTCTGTCTTACTTCTTCTCTACTTCTTGCCATTTGTAACCTCTAAAAATTTAATAAACCAACGATTTGATTTACTGGTGCAAAAGCACCTGTAAATTTATATGTGTTTCCTTTGTATTTAAATACAATTCCCTCACTCGGGACTATTGATGAAAGACCACCAATCTTTTCTAATTTTTCAATTTGTGCTTTAAGAGTATTAATTTTTTTAACATCTTTACTTTTTTTGACGGTGTTGATAGCCCTAACTACATCTTTTCTAATTTTTTGTACTGCCTTATCTGGTGAAGCTACCAAAAAACCACTCATGTTTTTTAATATCTGTGCTCCAACATCTAAAAATAAAACCTCGAATGGTTTCATATTATCCTTGACATATTTGGTGTGGTCGGTTTTATCAAAGGATAGAGCCCAATCCAAGAAATCCTTGTTTTCAATTTCTTTTCTCATGTTTTGCACAGAATATGACTTATCAAAAAATGCCCATCTTTTGGTTAGATTGACTAAAATTTTGTTTGGAATATTATAATTGTATTGTTTACCTGCGTTGAATATAAATTCCTCCCAAAATGCCTGATGGTATCTTCCTAAAGTATCATCGTCTTTTAAGGCGAATTCTCTTTTTAACTTATCCAACTTACTTATAAAACCTTGTTTTTTAGAATCAAAGTTTTGAATTTTTGGCACATTCAAAAAAACTGGTTTACCTATTGAATATTTTTTTTGTACATTTTGATTTACTTGTTTAATCATCCCTGCCAACATACGGGCCGAATCTTTAGGTTGTCCGATGGCACGACCACTTTCATCGTATTCTAAAGTGCCATGAAAAATTATTTCACTTTTATCATAATCTATTACGTTAGCAGATGCAGGATATATAACCTCTAAATTCATCCATCTCTTACCATTACCGAAAACTTTTTCTTTTTGTTTAGCGGATAACCTACCAACAGCCTTACTTAGGTCTTTCATTGCAAAAACAAAAGCATTCTTTATATCACCTCTACCTGCAAACTTTGATGCAACACCTGCGGTATCCATAGCAGTTTGTCCGTAGTTTTTAAGTTGTCCCTTATTTCTGGCTGTAACTAATTTACCATTTACCCAAGATA